GATCGTGCGCAGGGCCAACCCGGACAAGGGCAATCATATAGGAAACTATCCGACGGGCGCGGCGGCACCGGAGCCGGAACCGCCGACGGCGAAACAGGCGGCGGATGGCGAACCGCTGCAGGAAGAGGACATCAAGCGCGTTCTGACGGGCCAGCTGAAAGCCGATGGCTGGACGGTCAAAACCGCCTGGGGACACACGACCGGCGTGGACATAGAAGCGACGCGTGGAAAAGACAGGTGGCTGATCGAGGTGAAGGGCCCCGGGTCCAGGCCGCAGATGCGCATCAACTATTTCCTGAGCATGCTGGGAGAGACGCTGCAGCGCATGGATGACCCGGCGGCGAGATACAGCATCGCGCTACCCGACATGGCACAGTACCGCAGCCTGTGGGAGCGCCTGCCCGCGCTGGCGAAAGAGCGCACCACCATCGACATCCTGTTTGTGGACGCAGACGGAAACATCGACAACAATAAATAAGGTACAAAGCCAGTGACGGCTCCGGTAGGCACGGCGCAAAAAGCGGGAGATCGCTTGCTGCTGAAATGGCAGTAAACGGTCTCCCGCTTTTTTTATTGCACTTTTGTCCCGAAACTGCGCGTAGGAAGGTAGGACAAAGAAAGGAGGCGCATGCGCGTGAAAAACAGGGATTCACCCATCGTCTATATCTGTTCAAAGTACCGGGGCGACATCGCCCACAACATGGCTATGGCAAGGCGGTACAGCCGCTATGCCGCGGACCGGGGCTGTGTTCCCCTGACCCCGCATTTGTGGCTGCCCCAATTCCTCTCTGAGGAGACGGAGCGCGAGCTGGCGATCAGCATGGACCTCCGCCTCCTGGAACGCTGCGACGAGTTGTGGGTGTGTGGGGATGAGATCAGTGCGGGAATGGCGCGGGAGATTGCCCACGCCGACGAGGCCGGGATTCCGGTCAGACACATTACGGAGGAGGATTTATATGTTCGCGATTGAGGAGAATCTGAAAAAGGTCAACGATGTCGAGGTCGATACCTTCCAGCGGGACGTAGAGGACGGCAATGTCTGCCTGCAGGTGGAAGCCGGTACCACGGGCTACAAGGGCGGCTGCTGCCGGAATGCCGGCGGGCGCACCTTCATCCGCATTGACTGCGTCAGCGGCGACTTCTACTTCAGCCCCATCACGGATGAGGACGGACGGAAGGTCGGCATCGTGATCGCCGCCTGTGGGGATGACGGGCTGAATGCGCTGGTGAAGGCGCTGGACTTCTGCCGGGATGCCCTGAATGACCAGAGGCGCGAAGTCGACGACTGACGGAAAGGAGCAGGCCCCATGTTCAAGATGTACCGCGCCGACTGTGTCGGCGTAAAGAGTAACTGCCTGTATCCCCATGAGGTCGATATCACGGGCGCCGCTTCCATCGCGGAGGCGGCCGCCTACGATTATGTATGCGCGACCTATAAGGACAATTACAGGAGCAACGACAATTTCGTGGTCAGCGACTGCCTCGCGGTGGAATGTGACAACGACCATTCCGACGACCCGAAGGACTGGATCTGGCCGAAGGATGTGGCGGCTGCATTCCCCGGCGTAGAGATGGCTTTCCATTACAGCCGTCATCATATGAAGCCCAAGAACGGGAAATCCGCCCGGCCCCGGCACCACTGCTTCCTGCGCATCCGTCCGGTCAAAAGCGCCGAGGAATATGCCGCCATGAAGCAGCGCGTCTATGGCGTCCTTCCGCTTTTTGATAAGAAGGCGATGGACGCGGCCCGGTTCTTTTTTGGAACGCCGTCCCCCAAGGTGGAGTTCTTCCCCGGCGACAAAACGCTGGACGATTTCTTCGAAGAGGAAGAGGAAGATTTCGACGCCGGCATGGACGCGATCCCCGAGGGCAGCAGGAACGATACCATGTTCCGCTGGGCGGTGCGGGTGCTGAAACGCTATGGCAATACGGACGAGACCCGGAAGCGGTTTGACGATCAGGCGGACAAGTGCAGCCCGCCGTTGGATCAGGGAGAGCTGGACACGATCTGGCGCAGCGCCGAGAAGTTCTATAAGACCATTGCCAGCCAGCCGGGGTATGTCAGCCCCGACGAGTACAACGGCACCGCGCCGCCCAGATGGACGGAGCCTATCCCTTTCGGCAAATACACCATGGCCGCGTTTCCCACGGACGCGCTGCCGCCGGAGATAGCGGAATATGTGGAGGCGGTGGCTGAGAGCACGCAGACCCCCGTGGACATGGCGGGCACGGCGGCGCTCACGCTGATCGCCGTTTGTACCCAGGGGAAATACGTCATACAGGGAAAGCCGGACTGGATCGAACCGCTGAACATCTATTCCAACGTGATCGCGAGGCCGTCCGAGCGTAAATCCGCCGTCCTCCATGCCGTGATCAGCCCCGCCGACAACTACGAGGTGCAGTATAACCTGCGCAACGCCGCCCGCGTCGAGGGCAGCAAAATGCAGCGCCGCATCCTGGAGCGGAGGCAGAAGGCAGTCGAGGAACAGGTAGCCAAGGGAAAGGCCGAACAGGGCGAGCTTGACCGCATCGCCCAGGAGGTCGCCGAGTTTGAGGAGGAGACGCCGCTCCACCTGTATGTGGATGACATCACGACCGAAAAGCTGGTATCCATTATGGCGTCCAACCGCGGGCGCGCCGCGCTGATCTCCAGCGAGGGCGGCATATTCGACACGCTGGCAGGCATCTACACGAAGAACGTCAACATCGACGTCATGCTGAAAGGATACTCAGGCGACACCATCCGTGTCGACCGCATCGGCAGGGAGAGCGAGACCATCATGAACCCGGCGCTGAGCATCCTGTTGATGACGCAGCCCAAGGTTGTGTCCGACGTTTTGAGCAACACGACATTCCGCGGGCGCGGCCTTACGGCGCGGTTCCTCTACTGCATGCCGGATTCCCTTGTGGGCAGCAGGCGTTACCGCAGCGAGTCCGTCTGCCCGGAGGCCTACCAGAATTACGAGCAGAAGATCGTGAACATGCTGGAGGACGAGTATCCCGCCCGGCCCGACGTGATTACGCTGTCTCCGGAGGCGTCGGACCTGCTGAGCGCCTTCGCGGAGGAGGTCGAGCCGAAACTGAAAGCCGAGTACGCCGAGATGGCGGACTGGGTGGGCAAGCTCATAGGCAATACGCTGCGGATCGCCGGACTCCTTTGCAGGGCGGGCGTATACCGCGCGCCGGAGTTCCTGACGGAGAATGACGCACTGGTGGTCAGCGCGGAGACGATGGCGAACGCCATACGGCTCGGCAGATATTACCTGAACCACGCCCAGGCCGTCTACGACGTCATGCCGGAGGACAGCATGTACCAGAAGGCGTCCCGGATTCTCCAGATGGTTTCTGATAAGAAGCTGACGGAGTTTGACCGGCGCACCGCCATGCGGAACTGCCGTACATTCAAGACCGTGGCGGAGATACAGCCCGTGCTGGATTTCCTGGACGACTACGGCTATATCGCCCGGATGCCCGAGAAGGCATTCGTCGCAGGCAGGCCGCCGCTTCCGAAATACGCCGTCAATCCGAGGGCACTGGAGGTATTTCGTCCCGTCGGCCCGGCTTAAGTCACGCGATGGAATGACAATGCACAGGGGCGAAAGCCCCGTAAACACTGGGGCTTTGAGTTCTGTCCCTTCTGTCCGAAACTATTATAGAAACAAATTGACTTATTCTATCTATCTCTGTTTCCGTATATTTCCCTTTAACTCTGCTTATATAGGGACAAACGTGACAGAGGGACAGAACCCTGAAAGTCCTTGATTTCAGGAGGTTTCTGATGAACGCAACAGACAGAGAGGCAAAACGCCGCGCGGACAAAGCCTACTACGCCAGGTGCATCCGCCAGCTGAAAGAATGGGGCGCGCCGGTTACAGGCTGGCGCTGCGTCGACATCATTGACGTCCGTGAGGACGACCGTAACGCGCCGCTTTCCACCTGCGAGCTTTGCGGCTGTGCCGACGTGCGGTATGAGCACGTCATGGACAACGACCTGTACTTTGAGACGGTCACCGTGGGCTGTATCTGCGCCGGCATCATGGAGGGCGACATCCTCGCCGCCGAGGAGCGCGAACGCCAGATGCGCAACCGCTCCAAACGGAAGCGCAGCTTCCTGAAACATGAGTGGCGTCATCCGTGGTGCGGACTCTGGCGCCGCGTCTATCGCGGACGGGAGATACAGATCCGCGAGAGCGGCGGGAGATACAGCGTCTTCGCCGGCGGCAGGGCCGCCAGCACTTATAAGGGCAGACCCATCACGGATTTCTACTCCGCCGTCTACGCCGCCTTCGAGCTTGCCGACCCCTTGGAGGACATCATATGCGCGAGAAACAGATAGAACAGAAACTGGTGACGGCGGTGAAAACCGCCGGCGGCATCTGCCCCAAGCTGGTCAGCCCCGGCACGGACGGCATGCCCGACCGCATGGTGCTGCTGCCGAAAGGCCGCATTGGATTCGTGGAGGTCAAGGCACCCGGCGGTACTCCGCGCCCGCTCCAGACGCATCGGCACAGGCAGCTTCGAGCCCTGGGCTTCCCGGTCTTCGTGCTGGACGACCCGGAGCGGATACCGTGGATATTGGAGGAGGTGGCGGCATGGCGGACGTGATACAGCTTTCGGACGGCAGCGTCCACACCCTTTTCGATGACCGCGACGCGCTGGACCTGATCGGCACGCGCATGGGCACGGATATACAACGGTGGCTGGAAGACCGGCTGAGTGACGATGATGACGCCGGGGCCTACATCGAGTATCTGGAAAAGGAATGCGACCGGCTCCGTGCCCACCATAAGGAAGTCATGGCGGAACTGCGGAAGCAGTCGGAAACCATCGCGGGGCTGATCCGCGAGAAGGACATCGACCGCCGGGCGCTGTCCGCCGCCGCCGGCGCCATCGGCTGCACTACCTGGAGGGAAATGCGGTGAGCGGCTATCAGGCGCTGGCGAACGCCATCATCATCCAGGCGGCGAAGGACTTCCGCGCCACGTACAAGCGGATGAAGCGGTTCCCCAACGACGCACGCGCCCAGGACGAGGTGCGGGAGATAACCAAATTCTTCTGCTCCCAGTGGTTCGAGATGCTGTCCGACGTGGACGGCCCGACCCTGCTGCGGAAGATAAAGGACGAGATTGACAATCCGACGAGGAAGAAGGAGGTGAGGCCCAAATGAAGTTCATACCCCATGACTATCAGAAATTCGCCGTGCGGTTCGTGAAGGAACACGCCGAGGCGCTGCTACTCCTGGATATGGGCTTGGGCTGAGGCAAGACGGCAATATCGCTGCAGGCCATCATGGACCTGATGTTTGACAGCTTCGATGTCGGCAAGGTGCTGGTGATCGGCCCGCTCCGGGTCAGCCGGGACGTGTGGCCAGCGGAGCTTGCGAAATGGGACGGCTTCGACTTCCTGCGGATGTCGGTCATCGTGGGCGACGCGAAAGCGCGGGCCGCCGCCGTCATGAAGCCCGCCGACGTGTACGTCATAAACCGCGAGAATTTGAAGTGGCTGGTGGAGCATTTCGAGAAGCGGCGCCAGCCGTGGCCGTTCGACATGGTGGTGATCGATGAGCTTTCGAGCTTCAAGAACCACCAGAGCCAGCGGTGGAAAGCCCTGCGAAAGGTTCGCCCGCAGATAAAACGGATGCTGGGGCTGACAGGCACGCCCGCCTCCAACGGCCTGATGGATTTGTGGGCGGAGGTCTTCCTGATCGACCGGGGCGAGCGGCTGGGGCGTTTCATCGGCCAGTACCGCAGCGCGTTCTTCAAAGCAGGGGCCATGAACCCGTACACGGGCGTCGTTTACAACTACGTTCCGCTGCCGGGCGCGGAGGACAGGATATACAGCCGGATTTCCGACATCACCGTTTCCATGAAGGCGCTGGACTATCTGGACATGCCGGATTATGTGCCGGTCACGCACGAAGTGGCGATGGAGCCCGCCGAGCGGAAGCTGTACGAACGGATGAAGGAAGACCTGCTGGTTCACGTCAAGGGCGAGGAGATCGACGCCGCCAACGCCGCCGTCCTGTCGGGAAAGCTCCTGCAGATGGCGAACGGCGCGATCTACACCGACGCCGGGGAAATCGTGACAATCCATGACAAGAAGCTGGATATGCTGGAAGACCTGATCGAACAGGCCAACGGTCAGAACGTGCTGGTCGCCTACTGGTTCCGCCATGACCATGAGCGGATTCTGGAACGGCTGATGGCGCTGGGCTATGAGCCGCGGGACCTGAAATCCGGGGCGGATATCGCGGACTGGAACGCCGGGAAGATACAGGTTGGCCTGATCTCCCCCGCCAGCGCGGGACACGGGCTGAACATCCAGGACGGCGGCCATATCCTGATCTGGTTTTCGATGATCTGGTCTTTGGAGATGTATCAGCAGACAAACGCCAGGCTCTGGCGTCAGGGACAACGGGAAGTTGTGACCATCCACCACATCGTGTGCGGGGATACCGTTGACGGGGATGTGCTTTCGGCTCTGAAGCGGAAGGACACCACGCAGCAGAACCTTATCGCGGCGGTGAAGGCGCAGCTGGGCAATCTGAATGGCAATCCGGGGGAATAAACCATCATTTTTTCGGAGGGATTTGCCATGAGCGTAATGTGGAAGTATCTGGACAAGCGGTCGGCGACCATCGCCGCCATCAAGGACCGCGCCAGCATGAAGTTCATCATCGATCACACGGACGAGGAGATCACGGCGGAAAGGGAGCGTATGACGTCGGTCGGCAGCCCCAGGCTGGACGGCCTGCCCCACGCCCACAACCCGCAGGCCAACGAGGAGCGGATTCTCGCCGGGATAGAGGAGATCGACATTCTGAAGGAGCGTTACCGGCAGGCAGTGGAATACCAGGAATGGTTCGAGCCCGCATGGGCGCAGCTTTCGGAGGATGAGCAGTATGTGCTGGAAACCTTCTATGACGAGAACACCTACGGCAGCAACGCCGCCTGGTATATCGCGGAGCATTTCGAGATCGAACAGGCGTCGGCCTATCGCAAGAAGAACCGCGCCCTGGACCACCTGACCGTGCTTCTTTTCGGGAAGTTCTGATGTCCAATTCCTGATAAGATTCATATTCCGTTTCCTGCTATACTGGTATCGTGAAAGAGCGCGGGAAACGCAGAAGGCACGGTCGGGTAATCATCACGATTCCACTTCCGTGCCTTCTGTCTGTTGTACGCCTTCGGATTCTGCGCGTTCCGGGTGACCGGGCTGAATCCCCAGGTGACCCTGCGCTTTTTGTCCTGCTCCCGCTGCTTTTTCTTCGAGAGCTTTTCGTAAGGAATGAACTTGTCCATACGGATACCTCCCTGTCATGTGATGGGGGCATTATACCACGAAAGGCGGGAAAACGCAATGCCGTACAGACGTGTGACCTACGCGGAGCAATGCTGGTACATTCTCCGCTTCAAGCTGAGGGAGGTGTTGAAATTGCCCCGTTTTCCCGATCGCCCCTGCGCCCATCCCGGCTGTCCGCGGCTGGTTCCCAGGGGAAAGAAATACTGCGATGAGCACGCCACCCAGCACCCGGAGGAAATCCGCCCTGCGGCTGCCAGGGGATACGGCGCGAGATGGAATAAAGCGAGAAAAAGATTTCTGGAAAAGAATCCGCTCTGCGCCGAATGTCTGAAAGCCGGACGCTACGTCAAAGCGACCGACGTTGACCACATCGTCCCGCACCGCGGTGACCCGAAACTGTTCTGGGACGAGGGCAACTGGCAGGCGCTCTGCCACCGTTGTCACAGTGTCAAGACCAGGAACGAGGACCACGACCCGGTGTACCACTACTGAGAGAAAGGGAGAGAGCCATGTATTACAAGCTGAAGCCCTGCCCGCACTGCGGAGGGGAAGCCTACCTGGAGCGCGCCCACCGCGCTTTCATCAACGCCCAGACCACCCGCGTCGCCTTCGTGCGCTGCACCGTGTGCAACGCGCGGTCGGGACGCTACAGGCTGGAGGACTACGGCAGCCCCAACCACTCCACCGAGGCGGAGCGCAAGGCTGTCGAAGCGTGGAACCGGCGCGATGGCTGACCGCCGGGAGCGGATCGTCCGCCGGGGCGGGTCCACTTCTCTGTGGCGAAGTGTTTACATGACCGTCGGCCCCTGCCGCGTGCGAAAAAGGCGAAAACAAAAGGGTTATTAAGGGTCCCTGGAAAGGATGGTGAAAATCATGCCCACGAAAAGCAATAACATCGGCGGAAGAGGCGGCGCGAGACCCGGCGCTGGCAGGAAGAAATCCGCTGTGAAGGACAAGGCTACGGCCGGCAATCCCGGCGGCAGGCCGCTGGAGGTGCTCGACATCCCGGAGATGGAAGGCGTGGAGATGCCAAAGCCCCATGACTTCCTGTCGGCGGAGCAGCGCGACGGCAATCCGCTGCAGGCCACCGAGATTTATGAGAACACCTGGAACTGGCTCAAATCCATCGGCTGCGCCTCGAAGGTATCGCCGCAGCTTCTGGAGCGGTACGCCATGTGCAGCGCCCGATGGATACAGTGCGAGGAGACCACCAGCAAGCTGGGATTTCTGTCGAAGCACCCGACCACGGGCAAGCCGATCCCCAGTCCGTTCATTAACATCGGCATCCAGTATATGAACCAGGCGGTGCGGCTGTGGAATGAGATATTCCAAATTGTGAAGGAGAACTGTTCCACGGATTATGACAGCGGCCCGTCGCCGCAGGACGACCTGATGGAGCGTCTGCTCCGCGCCAGGGGCAACTGAAATATACATTTTGGAGGAAAGAGTATGTACGAGAAAGTGAATCCCGCCCACCCGGACAAGGTGGCGGACCGTATTGCCGGCGCGCTGGTGGACTACGCCTACGCACACGATGAGAACCCGCGCATCGCCGTCGAAGTTTTGCTCGGTCATGGCGTCTGCCACATCATCGCGGAAACCTCGGTGAGCATCCCGGAGGACTACATCAACAGGGCGGTGCGCAATATCGCCGGGGCGGGCATGGAAGTGGACTACCGCGAGACACCCCAGGACGCGCGCCTTGCCAGGAATCAGGCCGGCGCAATCCGCTGCGGTGACAACGGCATCTTCAAGGGCATGCCCGTGACGGATGAGCAGAAGGAGCTGGCGAGGATCGCCGGCGTCATCTATGCCGCCTGGCCGTATGACGGGAAATACATTCTGGACGGCGACCGTCTGATTATATGCCAGAGCAACGCGCCGACGGCGGTCCTTACCTCGCTGTATCCCGGCGCAGAGGTCAATCCGCTCGGCGACTGGACAGGCGGCAGCGACGTGGACAGCGGCGCGACCAACCGAAAGCTGGGCAGCGACATGGCGGATTCCGTGACGGGCGGCGGCCTGCACGGGAAGGACCTGTCCAAGGCGGATGTATCCGTCAACATCCACGCATGGCTCAAAGCCCAGCGCACGGGAAAGCCGGTGGAGCTGTGCTGTGCAATCGGCGACGAGACTGTGGACGGCCTGCCCTACAGCGAGATCGTGGAAGAAGCGCGGGAATACATACGTTCCCTCGGCGGTTTCGAGAAGTTTGCGGAATGGGGGCTTATACGATGAACATGACATCTGAAATGGAGCGGGTGCCTGTAGACAGGCTCATCCCGTACATCAATAACGCGAGAACGCACAGCCCGGAGCAGATCAAGAAGCTCCGGGCTTCTTTGCGGGAATTTGGCTTCGTCAACCCCGTCATCATCGACCGGGAATACAATGTGATCGCCGGTCATGGCCGCATCATGGCGGCGAAGGAGGAGGGCATCACCGAGGTGCCCTGCGTCTATGTCGATCACCTGACCGAGGCGCAGCGCAAGGCATACATCCTCGCTGACAACCGCATGGCGCTGGACGCAGGGTGGGACGAGGAAATGCTGCGCGTGGAGATCGACGCCCTGAAAGAAGTGGACTTCGACCCCATGCTGGCGGGATTCGATGAAAAGGAACTGGCGGCGCTCTACGCCGATGAAGGCAACGGAGCGGAAGATGACGATTTCGACCTGTCCGCCGCGCTGGAGAAAGCGTCCTTTGTGGAGCCAGGGGACGTCTGGACCGTGGGCAGACATCGGCTCATGTGCGGCGACGCCACCAGGCCGGAAGACGTGCAGACGCTCATGGGTGGCGAACGCGCCAACCTGATCGTGACCGATCCCCCGTATGGCGTCTCCTTCAAAAGCGCCAGCGGCCTGACCATCCAGAACGACGGCATCAAGAATGAGGAGTTCTACGCCTTCCTGCTTTCCGCCTTCAGGAACATGGTGGATGTGCTGGAGAAGGGCGGTGCGGCCTATGTGTTCCACGCCGACACCGAGGGGCTGAATTTCCGCCGCGCCTTCGTGGACGCAGGCTTTCACCTCGCCGGGTGCTGTATCTGGGCGAAGGATACCCTGGTGCTGGGACGCTCGGATTACCAGTGGCAGCATGAGCCTGTGCTTTACGGCTTCCTCCAGAACGGAAAGCATCCCTGGTACTCCGACCGGAAGCAGACCACCATCTGGAATTTCGCCAAGCCCAAGCGGAACGCGAACCACCCGACCAGCAAGCCGCTGGACCTTCTGGCCTACCCGATCTGCAATTCCACGCAGGAGAACGCCATCGTCATTGACACCTTCGGCGGCTCCGGCTCCACCATGATGGCCTGCGAAAAGACGAACCGCATCTGCCGGATGATGGAGCTTGACCCCAAGTACGCCTCGGTCATCCTGCGCAGATACGTGGAGGACTTCGGCGGCGCGGACCAGGTGTACGTGGAGCGCGCCGGGAAGCGGCTCCTGTACGCCGACCTTGTGAAAGAGGTGGAGCATGAATAACGAGAGAAAGACACTGACCCTCGGCAGCCTGTTTGACGGCTCCGGGGGTTTTCCTTTGGCAGGCATCCTCTCCGGCATTGAGCCGGTCTGGGCATCGGAAGTGGAGCCTTTCGCCATCCGCGTCACTACAAAGCGCCTGCCGGGGATGAAACATTACGGCGACGTGTCGGCGCTCAGCGGCGCGGAACTGCCGCCCGTGGACATCATCACCTTCGGCTCGCCCTGCCAGGATATGTCCGTGGCCGGAAAGCGCGCCGGCCTGGACGGCGAGCGGAGTGGGCTATTCCACGAAGCCATCCGCATCATCAAAGAAATG